TGTTGCTCCCATTTAACGTCTAGCTCCTAATTGGTATTCTAACTGAAATCCCTTGATTGAATAGGGGGCAGTGACACCTCCATCGTTAATTCTTAATGCCACAGCAAACCCTGACCCCTCAACTGCTTGTCTAACTAGGGGCTGAGAAGGACCTCCGTATACACCTGATCCATACTTTGATGTTCCATAAATAACTGCAACTTCTGCTGAATCAAGGGGATACGCTGCAGGTCTAGAAGATGTGGCACTCTCGTAGTCATATCTAACAAACATATCTGCATCAATAACTGATTCAGGTTTATAGTTTATTATTACTTTTTGCATGTGCTTACGTATTCCCGGATCATTCATTGTAAGATCAGGACTACGGTATTTTCCATTTATAGTCACGCCATCAAAATCATTGCCTTGTTCTTGTCTTTGAATAAACCCTGACACTGCTCCGTGAAGAGCAATAACATCTCCATCATCTACAAATGTATCTGTGCAAGTGGGCTTAATACCTTTTATCTTAGAAAACTCAAAGGCTTGACCTTTCATTACACTTATAACTCCTGTAGTTCCGTTTTCGGCTACATTGTCTTGTGTAAAAAATATTCTGTATTGTGTTTTATCAGGTATCACTATAGATTGAAAATTAGTAGAGTTAGCTATTTGTGTGTCAAATAAAGATTGCACGTTAGAACTTATAGTTCCCAACTCAACGTCACCAATCCTAGCAGTACCAGCAATAGTTCTTAAACCATCAGGACCTAAGAATATTAAGTCACCTGCAAATTCTTGAATTGTGTTACCGTTTATACAGCCAATGTTTCTTGTAACTGGGACAACAGCAAAGTCACTAGACGAGCTACCCCCTAGTTTAAATATTCTGTTCTCACAAAAGATAAATAAATTATCACGGAAAACTTTAAGTCCTACAATAGTATCATCAACTTTAATACTTCCTGCACCATCAGCAGCGTCAAAACCATCTTCGTCAAAAGGTTCACTAAAGACTACTTCTTGCTTAGTCGTTGCCTTACCTGCGTAGAACATATGGTTCTTAAAAGCTGTTACAAACTTAGAACCTGCTACAGAACTAGTACTTACATCTGTTGCACTAAAAGATGTGTTAAATACAGTGGGTGCATTTGTTCCATCTACAACTATAAGTTTATCGTTGCCATCAAAGTTAAATCTTTCAAAGGCGTATTTGCCTGCACTTGTTCTACCACTGTCTATGCTTGTCCAAGATGATCCAGCAGGAGTGGCTTGAAAAATGCTTGTACCTCTAGCTGCCACAACTTTGTCTGCAAATGATGCAACCATAAGAACTTCTTCACCTGCGTTAGATGTAAAAGGAACAATTGCAGATACATACTTACTAAAACCATTTATTCTTTTGTAACCACCATCAATGTCAGGCTCAAAGTTTTCTAGCTCCAAAGCCTGTCCCGGTTTCATTATAAACGTAGATTGGTTAAGAACTAACCCACCTTCACAAACAAATGGAAATGCAGCGGTTTCACTTAAGTCAGCCAATTATACTGCCCTCATGTAATTTTTCCTGTTTATTAATTCTACCCTCATCCGTTTAATACCGTCTTCGTATTCCTTAAGGGCATATTGTGCTGTCTGTACATCTGACCTAAACATGTAGGTGTAGTACTTTGCACGAGCATTTATTATTGATTCAAATCTTGTAGGTATAATGCCTGTGTCAGTTGCACCAGTTAAATCTGTGTTAGTTACGTAGTAATCAAAACTTATTGTTCTGTTACTTGAATCTGGTATAGGTGTCAAACCTATCTCATCGTTGTAAGTTGTGTATACAAACTCAGGATCAGCAAACTTATTTGTGTCGGGTCTAGAATCTCTTTCTCTAAACCTTTCGTTGTACTCCTCGTAGGATATGTACTTAAGAGGTATAGATTCAACATTCTCCATTAACTCAACTAACTTAACAAAAGCTGCAGAACCTGCAGACTCTGTAAAAGTAACAAAGTGGGTTATCGCTGTGGCTACAAAAGTAACTTCAGATATTAACACTTCGTTACCACTTGCTATAGTTAAAGCAGATGTTTTAGTTTGTGTGCCACCTGAGCTAGTGCCTATATCTAATGTAAGTGTTGAACCACTTGTTTGAACAAGTATAGTGTACGTTCTCCCAACAATCAGATCACTAACTTCTTGTGTTGCCTTTGCACTAGTAAGTAACAACGTGTTACCAAACTTAGAACTTGCGGCAGGAGAACCCGATACTGCAGTCCAGTTTGTTATACTGGCTGCCCCAGCAATCTCAAAGTCACCGTTCCTTATGTAATCTTTTGGCTCAAGAAATACGTTGTCGTAGTCTATATACTTAAGAGTGGAAGCGATAGACGCAAAACTATATAGCTGTTTACCTGCTATTGCATCTTCTGCACCCTCTGCTCTAGTAAAGGGCCAGTTAAGCTCTGAGTTAAGAATGTCTGAGATAGATCGGTTGATGTAATCTTTTACAGTAGTTTGTACACCTCTAGAACTTGTAAAGTTAGAGCTAGTAAGCTCCACTTCGTTCATGTCCCTAAGTACGTTGTTTACTAATGTTAGATACGAACTTGCCATTTATTGTTTGCTTTCAGAATCTTCTGCAATCGCTTTGGGATTGTTCTCTTCTACAATCTTGTTAAGGAGTTGCAATTTTTGATTAGCTAAAACCATGTCACCAAGTGCTTTGTCTATCTGGTCAAGTGGTCTATTGTTTGTGTTAATTAATGATGTTGCATTTTCTAAAATTAACTTGTATTGGAACGCCAACGCTTGTGCTGCTAAATTCTTCATATTAAACCCCCTGTTGTATAAATTATACACATAAAATACACAAATAGCAAGAAGTTTATTTAGTTAACTTTTTAAAAGCTTCTTTTATTTCTTCTATCGATCTGTTACACCCAACACAGATATTATTGTTATCTAACTTACAGACACCTACGCAGGGACTCACTTAGCAATACTTCTCAAACTATCCATAACATCGTCTATTGATGGCTCTTTAGAATTAGGGTTGTGTATACATTTATACTGCTTAGGGCAACCTATCCTGATGTCAGTAAATTCCATCTCGAAAGTTTTGTTTGCACCTTCGTATATGCAAGCCATCTTATCTTTCCATACTTTCTGTGACTTTAATCGGCAAGTAACATAAACTGGTTTAACGATTAACTTCTGCCACAACTTCTGTTGAGCAGTCCAATCTTTAGAATGTGACTGTTTAGAAAACACTCCTACTAATAGTAATAAGAATCCACCTATCACAAGAACTAGAAATAACCATCCTATCCCTTCGCCTATCTGTTTTCTGAGGGCTTGTTGTTTATAGATAGTTCGTTGTCTTTCTTTTCTAATTTCACCTTCCATCTGAAGGAGTTCATCGTAGGCATTAGGTCCTATAGTCAAATTCAAATACATCTTTAGTTCGTAACGTTGTTCTTCTAGTTTCTTCTTGGCAGAGTAAGCTTGTAAAGCCATTGTCTCAATGCTCCCTGCACCGAAGATTTGACTGAACACTCCCGGATTCTTAGCTTGCTTCTCTGCGTTGTCCACATCTGAAGCTGCTCCCATCCAACGACCTATGTCACCCGACATCTGTTCTAAATCTCTACCAACTGCAAATCCAGATTTAATTGCACTAAATGCTTTTGATGCAATACCGACAGCAACGCTGATAGTCAATGGGTCCATTAGTTTTTCCTTACTGGTTTACAGTACGCTGTTATTTGTAAATTAGGTCCTTGTTTTTGTGGGACAGAAGGTTGTCTGTGTAATCTCTCTGCAAAGTATAAGCATCTATCTATGTCGTTAAAGGTTTGTGTTTGGTCTATAACTCGTAATCCCATCATAAATACAAGTACAAACTCAATCATTCACTTACACAGGTACTCCTTGTACCTCTTCTTCTTTGTGGCAAGTGCAAGTACATTCTTCGCAATCACACTCGTAGCATGTGCAAGTGTCACACCTTTTCTTTTCTTCGGTCATAGCCACTCTCCATTTTTCATTGCTAAGGATAGCTTCATAGCTCTGCCTTTTACTTGGTCTGCCCACCTAGAATCAATCATCTCTTCGCAAGCTGAGATGTAGTTTACTTTTTCTATGGCTAACCACATATCCTTAAATTTCATTAATCTTGGAACACCCATATTAAATGCCATGTCTATAAGTACCATTTGTCTTACAGCATTTACCTGATTTACTATTGGCTTGTTGGCAAGGAGTTCTTTTTCTACGATGGCTATGTCATTCATGCAAAGATAATACGCTTCTTCTTCTGTAAGACCCACTTCGTATATTTCTTCGGTGGTCTTATTCATGTAGGATAGCTCACCGTCTGTGATACCCCTATCCTGCAAGTTTCTACCGATTCCCACTGTATCTATGCCTAAGTGGTCTTGGTAGACGTTAAGTCGTAGACCTTCATGTAAGGCAATCATCTTGACTAGTTCATCAGCATCGTATTTCATTGTTAAACCTTTTTCTTTTTCTTAGGAAAGCCTGCTTGCATATTAGCATATGCTTTAGGAGATATACTTGACTTCTTCTTAGTAGCACTGTCACCAGCCTTCTTCTTCTGGTTAATGTTGTAATACAAACCCTTCTTAGCTGTTTTACCAGACTTAGTTTTGTGTGTTCCTACTGCCATTGTCTTTAACCCTTCTTTGCTTTAGCTTGTGCTGTTTTAGATAAGTCCTTCATGTGAGATAAAGGTTTGCTCGTCTTAGTGTGAGTTTTGCCAGTATGCAAAGTGCCATCCTTCATCTTGTGTGATGCACCTGTATACAACGTTCCATTCTTTAGATAATGCTTTACGCCCTTCATTACTTTTTCCCCATAATTTTCATTGCTGCTCCTGCCCCCTTAATTCCAAACGATGCACTAATTGCTATAAACAAAAGATACTGATACCATTCAGGAAGTGTATTAAGAACTTCAAAGCCTATCCTAACGTACTCAGTCATACTGGGAATGAAGACTAAAATCGCTGGAGCTAATAGGACAACTAAAGCAAATTCGTCTTTCCAGCTTGAATCTGTAGCGTCTGCCATAGACTTCTCCCATTGTACTTCGCCTGTTGCTACTTTCTCTGCAACAACTGCTTTAGCTCTAGCTTGGGCTACCTTAGCTTGCCCGTCAGCTTTAACTTTCTCAACTTTGCTGTTCATCCAGCTTGAAGCTAGATTAGCAATAGGACCTATTAATGCACCAAACATTATACTCTCCCTTGACTCCTGTGCAACTGATTTACGTAACGTCTGTAAAAGCTGTTGCCTATTCTGTTAAATAATTTAAATAACTTAAAATTGATTGCTCTTAACATTTCCACCTTTTTCTAGCCTGTCTCAGGCGACTGTTAGGGTCTTTTGCTGCTTTAGGAAACTTCTTCATTTGACCTAAGCTTCTAGCACAATAGGACTTTCTACGCTTGGCATCTTTACTACCAGCTTTAGGACTTCCTGTTACTGCTGTCTTTAGTTTACTTCCGGGATTGTCTTTTTTGTACTTAGCCACACCTTTGGCTGTCATACCTGCACCTTTGTTGGTTGGGCGTTTATGCCCCCCTCCAATTGTATGACCTTTCATACCTCCCATTAGCTACCCCTATATTGTTAAGAGGGCAAGTTGCCCTGCCCTCTCAAGTTTAGTTATTATTAGACACCAGTT